GCCCTGAACCTAGAACTCTTTTAGCTCATGATTACTCGTCTATATCTTTCGCCCCGAACGCCTAAGATATTCGCCTGGAAAGTGAGAAGTTTGGCGAAGAAGTTTTATTTCAATATAATTATCTTTAGGTTAGTTTTTATTTATACCGGCCATTGTTAAGTTAATTTTAAGATTTTAAAACAGAAAAATACAAAAATATACTATCTTTTCATTCTTCTATAAAATCCCATGCACTATAGAAAACCACGCGATTTTCTTACAGCTCCACATCTGAGTGGCAGAGCAGGTGTTTCGTACTTCGAGAGACGATATAAGGGTTACTTTTTAGAGTCAAAATTTAGTTATTAATTGGACCCCATAATGATATAGGCTTACTGCGTTGAGATCACGGTTTCTGAAACTTTGTGTTTTGGATACACGCTGTGTAATGTGGGAACGCTTGATAGCAGGTATGTCCCGGGTAGACTTTCCGGTCGATCCTACTGGGATGCCGCCATTTGGCCGCAGTCATGCCCCGGAATGTCCGGTAACGGATAGGGCAGGGCGAAGGTAGTTACGGCGTGAAAGCACCTTATAAGTGTAAGTAGCGGTCTCGGACTATCGCGATTCTGTGATGCAAGTATATCGAACCTCCTCTGTAGAGTTAAAACTTTTGCAGACAAAAAGGAGCTTGAGATAAGTACCTATAGGCGTTTTCTTGACGACGTACAGTAAGGCGTATTGTTATGACTTGCGTCCACTGGGAGAGAAACCGTACCCTTGGGTGGAGACCTAATACTCTTTTAAAAATTTTCTTAATGGTGACAACTTTACTGAACAAACGATTCAGTATTTTATTTTCTTTCATTTCAAAATGCTCAACCTTAAAACAGTACTCGATAGACCCCAAGATGATGAAGCTTTTCTCAGTTCAGCAACAGAATCATTTCTTTACATTGTTTTTGCCATTTCAAATGTTTTTGATTACATTCACTCTAAGTTTCAGTAAATGAATTCCCGAGAAAGTTTTACTATTGGTTCACGTGCCGAATCCAAAAGATTTAACGTTAATCATCGTCGATCCCAATCTTTCAGTTCAGAAGTTAGTGTAGGAAGTTTTTCCCAAAGAAACTACGCCCCATCCCTTACTCGATCATCCCGATCCAGAAACTCATCTTCTTCTAGTTTATCTTCGATAACTGAAGAAAGAGGCCCTTCGATCCCCTTGAGATCAGCCCAAGGCCTAGAACACGTACCTGAAGGAGTAGAAGAGAGCCAATTTATTGGCAACGCAGAAAAAGAGGATCACACCGGTGTTGTTGGAGCAGGTTACGCAGCTCAACAACTTATTGGAGGAGTAGCTCGAGGAGCTGAAATAGCAAATCGTCCCATCCCAGGAAATCCCGCTTCGATAGAAAACGTTTTAGACGTTGCCCATCCCGGAACCCCCGCACCAAGTGGTTTAACGAACGCTCGAGAGGAGGCTGCAAATAAAAAGGAGCAGCAAATAAATACGTGGGAGACTGCAGGAGAAGTAGCTAGTACACTAGCTATAGCAGGACTATCCTTATTATGACGACACAGGGAGAAATTTATGATAGCGCTGCCGGCGTTACAACCGGTAAAGCGGCTATTATTGTGGATTCTGGAACACCAGTGGAACTTGTATCAACACCTGGACCGTCGGTTCCACTTAATGTTCAAGAAAATTGGTCAATTGAAGACAGAGCTATGAGGCCTGTGGAAATTTATAGATACAATTGGACTACCGCTATGGCACAAGAAACTGAATTGATGAACTTGACAGCAGAAGATTGCATCCGGAGAATGGATGATCTTTATCAAATGATAGCTCAGTTTCGTTACATCAACTACAAGTGTGTCAAATTAGAAATTATCTCAAACACAAATCTTTTCCAAAAAGGGTGTGTATACTATTCAAAAGGTTATACTGCGAATGCCACCGTTTTGGAAAGAATGACACGATCTCACCAATTATGGTTTCCCCATATTGGAGATGCAACACAAATTGAATTGGAATGGAATAGTCATTTGGATTGGTCTCGTAGAAACTCTGGAGAAGTAACGACGGAAGTTAATGCCATGGTAATGTCACCACTTGTTATTCAAGATAATTTATCAAGCACAGTGGAATTTATCGTCTATTGCCATGTGGAAGGAATGAGAGTAATGTTTACCATCCCCCGAGAAATAGGACTCCAAGGTACTGATGATGTCTTGTATTATCCATCAACATCTAAATTCTTTAGACCAGACGGAAGTGCCGTGATAATGGGTAA